GGCTCATTGGCCGAATAGGCCCTCCACAGAGAGGAGGTGTGGCTAATGCTACACGTGCTTGATGTGCCGAAAGGCACAAAATTCTTTGAGTTCACTCGCTTGGGCGGCAGCATCACTGCTGCTGGATCGTCGGTCCCTACTCATTGGGCCTACGCTTCCAGTATCATGTTGCTGATTCCGTATCCAGGCAAGCGAACTGTGGGATCCTACGAGATTGATTGTGGTTGGATTGCTAATACAGCCGATCACAACGGTCAGAAGGACGTAGAACAGCTGGACCTCGATGGCATTATTGTTCCAAAGAGGTACTGGTCAAGTCTATCGCCTTTCGCGACGGCGACTGATAATCTCCTATCGCCTAATGCGGCCACCTTTATGGTGACTACAATAAAGCGAGCCGCCACTACTCGCGTACGCAGATTTTCTCATATTCTGCCGTACATGGGTACTGTCGGTACCGACTCTTCGATGGTCGGAGTAGATTCCAATCGTGTCACTCATCCTTGGATGGCTGTCGTAGGCGCTAAGTGGCTGGGCACTCGCCTAGTCTACTGCATCCAGCGCACGATGCGCGTGGATGCCCCTGCAACCGATCCTATCTATGTCGACTGTTATAAATTTTCAGACGACTGGACTATGATGGTGCAGTGGCAACTACAGCTCGGTAAGACTGGATCTGCCTTATATGGTTGGCAGGCCTTACTAACAGCAGTCGAGAACGACGTACGTGGTAGTGCGTTGCTCAAGACCCCATCACTGAGTACGTTAAGTTACGCGTGGGAAACCACCGTAGATTTCGCGCCTACAAAGGCCGATATCATCGATCAGTTTAAAATACCTGATCGAACTTACGTATTCCGTGGAGAATTGAACCCAGTTTGGGGAGACCTAGCCTACGATTGTTACAACCAGATTCAACTCTGGGGTAACAACGGTCTGGCGTACCTGCGTGATATAGCAGGAATAACGTCAGCAGCACGTTCTCTAATTGGCGTTGCTAAGAACTTGCTAGGCTCGAAGAATTTTATGGCAGTCTCGAAAGAACTCGCCGGACTCTTCCTCTCCATTCGGTATGGGTGGTGTCTTACTACTAAGGATACTTTGTCTTTAGTAGACGCAGACTACGAGCGTGCTTACCCTCAAGGTAGGTGCAAACGATCCTCTGCATACACCTATTTCCGAAACGGTTACACTATCACCTCTAGGATGGCGGTTTATTGCCGTCCCTACGCTGACTGTGTCTCCGAACTGGCTGCCCTCGTCAACATGTTTGATCTTGATTTCACTCTTGAGAACATTTGGGACATGGTCCCTTTGTCTTTCGTAGTGGATTGGGTGGCGAATGTTGGCGACGTACTGGATAGGTTGGATACCCTAGGAGAAATGGAACAATTTTCTATTTTTCTGACGGGCAAGACTTTGAAAGTAGAGACCACGCTAGCTGTCGATGAGATACGACAGCTGACTAGCATGTCAGGAAATGTGAGCGCTAAATATTATAAACGCGCTTACACAACTGATGTCACACTCCCTAGCCTAGCTTCCTCTCGCGTCGCTAACCAGAAATTTAACAACTGGTTAGAGGGATCGGCCTTGGTTATTCAACGCTTAGGCTGAATCGGGTAGAACCCGACCGGTGTTTAAAGCCGGAAGAAAGGACGAAAACATGTCCAGATCCACTAGTCTCGGATATACCGACACAGCAGATAGTGGGAGCGCAACGCGCTCTTTCACGAGAGCCAATTTGAACTGGCCTGTCGATTTTGTCGCCACTGAAAAGAGCGACATGAAAGTTCAGGCGGTCAACAAAACGTCTCCGCTAGATCAGCTGGAAACGATCCGTGTCCAGGCATCAGAAATTGCTGATGTTTATAAGGGCACGTCCATCGACCCGTCAGTATATGCCCCGTCCCGTAAGGGATTGAGCATCGTCTGTCAGGTAAACGATGTACTCCGGGTGACAGAAACAACAGACGCTCAATTTTTGAACGATCTACCGCTGTCTGCTCACCTCGTTGTCAAGGTACCTCAAAATGCTTTGGTAACCGCTGACATGGTCATGGCCTTGGCCGGACGCTGTTTAGCTGCTCTGTTTGACAGCAATCAGCTTACTTCCGGACGCATTGCCAATCTGCTCCGTGGAGCTATGACGCCTACTGGCCTATAAGCCACTAGGAGGTTGTAGTATGTCACTCAAACAAAACCAGAATTTCCAGTTTTGGAAAGAGGTCGAAGCTTCGCTTCGGTCCACAGCCTTCACATGTTGCGGCGATCCTGTTATTGGTGTGGATCGCACCACTGTTTCACAGGTCCTCACTCTGTGGTGTCTTGTGATACAAGACCTCTGTGGAGATTCTCGTCTTCGATCAAACAAGGCTATGCGAGCCTGGATTGTCCAGGTTGGCAAGGCCCCACTCGATGAAGTCGTTGATACTCTAAAAAGTGTTTCTGCCTACATGCGCGATTACAATCGCGATATGGGGTTAGAGATCAACTGGGAGTCCTTTAAACAGACTCCTTTGGGTATGGGGAAACTTTGTGTACTTCTGCTGTCTCGTATAGCTGATTTATGCGAAGTTTTTCTGCGAGAATGTCAACCAGTCATGCTCAGCAGTCTTTTAACTTGCTTAGAGTTTCCTTGTAGGATGACTATTCAAAAGTTACCTTCTCTTCTAAAAAAGGAGAAGGCGTCCTACCTGGAACTCGAAAGCGAAATGAAGACTTGGGAGTACCCTCCGAAGTTGCTGTCAGAGTTGGAGAAGTGGGTTCGGATCCAGTTTTTAGACTGGCCGGGATTCACATTCCAGCCGAAACATGGCAATGGAGTGACAAGTGATGCAAGAGGCAAGGACATTGATGCAAAATTTGCAGTCCTGCAATCTCACGGCTTACCGCCGCGTCTGCATCACCTGTTCTGTCAGAAGGGTTATTGTTACCCTCTGGTAAGAATGGATGACACGCACAAAGGTACTGCCTGTCGTGTTCTACTAGTTCCTAAAGGTGTCTCTTCCAAAAGAGTCATCAGCTGCGAGCCTACTGCAAACCAATGGTTTCAGCAGGCGTTGTTGCGGGATCTGGCTGACTATCTTCCACATAGTCCTTTTCGGATTACTATGGAGGATCAGACGAGGAACCAGAAGCTAGCTAGGGAGGGATCCGAGTACCGTAATTACGGTACTATCGACCTGTCGGTCGCTAGCGATACCGTGACTTATCCCTTGGTTAAGGCCTTGTTTAGGTCAACACCGATCTGGGATGAGTTGTGGTCTTCTCGGACTTCGTACGCGATGCTAGATGGCGTCCGCTATCCCTTAACTAAGTTCTCTCCTATGGGAAGTGCAGTTTGCTTTCCCGTAGAGAGTATGGTGTTTGCGGCGGTTGTTATGCTAGCGCATGAGCATGTGGGTGTACGCCACGATTTTGTGGTGTACGGTGATGACATTATTTGCCATAGTAGTGTTTTCGATGAAGTTGTTAGCATATTGAAACAACTTCATTTTCGTGTAAACGAAAAGAAAACTTTCTGGCCTAGTTCTCCATTTAAAGAGAGCTGTGGCAAAGAGTACTACTACGGTGATGATGTCACGCCTTTTCGTATACCTCGCTTCTTCCAGGGATGGGAGGGCAAGGACACGCTTAGGCACTCACCTCAGATTTTAGCCGGTTGGGTTAGCTTGGTAAATGGCCTGATGGCTGCCGGACTTTCTAGTCCGCGGTCCTATCTGGTCGCCAGACTACTCGAGCTATGTCCGTCTGTTCCTTTTTCTAGGACGGATAGGTATTTAGCAATCGAGTCCCATTTTGCGGATAATTTCCATCTTAAAGAAAGATTTGAGGACGAAAGTTCTTCGATTTCTCCAAGGAAAAGAAATTACTGCAGAGGGAGGCTTGTCAGAGGTATTATGCTTCTGACTAAGACTAGTGCTGGTACCGACGATGTTCGGTACCAGCTGACACTTGAGAGTCTGTGTAAGACTAAGAGAGTGTCACTGACTTTGCCAGCCGATTTGATTCAGTTGAAAACTGGACCATCTCAGCTTTCGGCAGTAGAGCAGTGGATTCCGGCTTATGAGCTGGAGAAGCTGCCCGGTGCCGAGCCCCTCGCTAATGAGACCGTCTTTGAGTTCGGTCAAGATAGCGAGTTTGAGTGGAGATTGCGGTCGAAATAAATAAGACCGACTTATGGGGAGC